TTCTGAATCATTCGGAAAAGCTGTTGCATCAGGCGCTGGAGCATATCTGCCCTCCATAATTTCGTTAAAGTACATTTTAGCAAGGCGACGTGCTGTGCCTTGACTATTTGGATCTGTTTCGCGATCGATAAGTAGCGTATCTAATACTTGCTCAAATGCCGCTGTTGCTTCATTGATTAATTGTTCTTTGTGATCATCGGTAACATATTCGCTGATGTTATCTCCGGCCCAAAAGCGTTTACCTTCACGCCGCATTGTAAAGCGAATAACATCTGCTAAGTTTGCTTCTTTGTATCCGCCGTCGCCGGCCATTGCGTCTAGTGCTGTTGATTTGAGATCTGCTATTTTTTGTTCTTCTGGTGATGCATATTTAGGCATTAAATTCTCCGAGTTAGTGTCGTGGATGACTTTGTTGATATTGTATAGTATTCAGACCGTGAAGTCAATTGTTCTCAGGTCCGGATACAGGATATATTTAGGTTTTTCGTCCACTAATGGTAATCTTTCTAGACCCAAACTGCAAGTTTCAAGTGTGGGACAATAGTGATATCCTTGTCGGAATTCCCGTTGATCTTGCCAAGGAACAATACGCAAGTCTCGACCATCACTACGCATACGGCTTAATATTTCGTACTCGTCAAAGTTGTCTAACAAGATGGCGCCAGCTTTGCCAATGCTGAGTGGTTTACCGTGCCCAAAACTCAAACATTGTATTTGTCCTGGACGATACATTCCACGTTCGAGTCTACGAGCACTATCCCATATGGTGGTATCATAAAACAAGTATTCGCCTGTCCAATCCTCGTCGGTCATTCGATATTTGATGTTTAATTGATTCAGCAGTTGTGGTATGCTCAGGTATGTACGTGCTGGAAGTTGACACCAACGAACACGGCGTATACGAAAACACAATTCCAGTGCGTGTGTGCAGCTGTCGGTTAGGACCACATAAGGTGCTCCGGTATATTCGGCCAGTGCCGATTCAAATCTAAATAAGGTATCAAAGCTCATAAAATCAAATCCGTAGTAGTAGAATCATATTATAAGTTAAATAAGCGTGTAAATCAAATATTTTTTCACCATATGAAACGTGCCGCCATTTGTGTTCCCAATCCCTGGGAAGTGATCCCTCAGTATGAAAAAGACTATAGTATAATGGTATTGAATCCTACGGCCACGCCCGAGCGAAATCGGTATTTGTTGGATAACAGTGATTGGAGTCTATTGGTCACGGCCGACAATGTCACCGAACGCGATGGCGGCAATTATCCCAATGAACGTGCATTTTGGTACACATCGGGCACCACCGGCGACAGTAAATTTTACGGATTCACTCACGATCAAATCAATCACGTGGCACGTCAAATGATTGCAGATTATGCAATCACAGCCAACGACAGATATGTCAGCATAATGGGCCTGCATCACGCCCACGGACAAATGCTGTACTGGGTATCCAAACTGGTTGATATGGAAACACATTTTTTACCCATCAATCGAATAGCATCAATGCACACGTATCATCCCACTTTTATAACAGCTATTCCTGACATATTGCGAACACTGAGCAAACAAAGTTTTGACAGTTTGCGTTTTGTGCGTAGTGCCAGTACAGCACTATACAATCCTTTGTACGAAAATTTAATCAAGGCATTTGGTGTACCGGTAATTGAAGCATTTGGTATGACTGAAAGCTGCAGCCATTGTTTTACCAATCCCTTGTACGGCGAACAACGTATGGGTACTATTGGACAAGTATCAGGTATTGAAGCCAAAATAGAAGGCGAACGTTTGATGATACGTGGTCCGGCTGTATGCAACAGCGGTTGGGTTGACACCGGTGATCTAGCAACAGTAGATGAGGATGGCTATTACAGTATCTTGGGACGAGCCCGAGACCGAATCAATGTGCGTGGATTCAAACTGGATCCCATCAGCTTAGAGCAACAAGCATCTCGTGCCTTGCCATTGCTGGACGATATTGCTGTTTTTGGAACTGACTCAGTCAAATGCGTGTATGTGGGACCATATGCTGTGAGCCAAGTTGGTGATTTTTTCAAAAGCCTGGGTTCTTACTGCTATCCTTCACGAGTTGAACAACTGGAACGCATACCAGTCAATGCATCGGGCAAGATCTCAAGAACTATGTTAGATCAACTATTCGCTTAGATGATCTTGTTTGATTTCTCTAACCGAGCACTTTAACTTTTCAGCCATTGCATTTTTGAGCGCCACACGTTTGTTGTTGTGATCACGGATGGCTATAGCACGTCGGCCAATTTCTTCTAGGCTCAATTCATCTTCGCGTCCTGTTTTGAGTAAGGCTTCTAACTCCCAGATCTCATTGTGAATAGTTTTGAGTGCTTCGTACTCATCTACTATCAAATCCAAATCAATTTTGAGTGCTTGATTCATATACCATACCAGTTCGGCCTCGTTGGCACCGTTGGTACGCTTTGATTTGACCTCGGCAATGGCCAATCGGTCTACCAGTTCAATAATGGGGAATACAATGTTCATAGGTAAAGTGTTTCTATATCTTTGGGGTTATTTAAAATATTTTGTATCTTGATATTGCTGATATTGGGTCTGCACGGAGCACAAAATTCCACACGTGTGCGATTGTATATGTCATAGTGACGTTCGCCTTGCCAATCATCTCGGAAGTCACCTGAATCCCAATTGGTCAATTCAAACTGTGGGTTACCTTTGCCTTCACAACAGATGTAGATTTTGCCATCAGCACAAAATACCGGAAAGTGAAACATTTGATGACACTTTTTGTAGTTACGTGGCAGGGTTTTGTTTTGATTGGCCCAGTAAGGTAATCGATACTGTTGGCTGTAGCGTTCTAGTCTAGCAATGGTCTCTTCGGTGATAGGGTGAGCAACACCATCAACAATAACTGGACGAAAATACAACATACGTCCACCCAACTTGGCAACCAAACCAAACAGGTCGTTCATAGCGGCATTGTTGTCGTTCAACGGGTTAATTAAACATTTAAAATCCACGTTGACACCAGCTTCAATTAAGCCACGTGCATTGTCACACACTTTTGTAAATAGACTTTCTCTAGTCAAACTGCGGCGTATTTCTTCATAGAGATCTTGACTGCCAGCATCGATATCAATACCAATCCAGGCCAGTTTACGCAGTTTGTCCACACTGATGGTGTCTAACAAACGATCCAGATTTGATCCATTGGTGGTAATACTGCCCAGGAATCCTAGATCTATGGTGTGTTCAATTACTTTTTCGTAGTTGACTAGTACAGTGGGTTCTCCACCGCCCGGGTAGGTAATGGTATGAGTGGTACCGTAACTGTTGGGTGTATGGCTGCGCCAAGAGGCCAACTTGTCCAACAACTCGATATATTCTGTGTATTTTTTCTGTACAGGTTTTTCGGCTCTGAAATCAGCACTATTACAGTAGTAACAATCTTGGTTACATACGTTGGTTAAATCTATATCAACCTGTGCGGGTAATAATTTTTTGGTGTCTTGATTGCTCATCCAGTGGACGAGTTCTGCATATTGATACATTAAAGGCCTCGGGAGTCTAGACTCGAGTATACCACTTATAAGCTGAGTCTATGATAGTATTTATATCACTGTATTCCGGGCGCCAACCTAATTCAACACGAGCCAGTTCAGCATCGGCTATCAAACGTGCAGGATCGCCCATACGCTTGGGTCCATAGTTGACAAAAGGTAATCCATATTTGTCAAACACATAGTCAACAATTTGCTTGTTGCTGACACCGGTATTGGTACCCAAATTATAGCGTCTATGTACAGAGCCAGCATAGCCAAAGTGTTGATTGGCAGCCAACACGTGTGCCTGGGCAATGTCCCATACGTGTACATAATCGCGAATGCAAGTGCCATCTGGAGTGTCAAAATCATCGCCGTTGATGCTGAAAGCACGACCCGCAATACTGGCCTCCAACACACGAGCCACAATGTGAGTGGCCTCGGGTTCTTGGCCTAGATCTGAGTTGACGGGTTCAGCACCGGCTGCATTAAAATATCTAAAAACTGTGCTGGGCAGGGCATAGGCACCCCAGAAGTCTCGGAGTATTGTTTCGGTCATTGCTTTGGTATTGCCGTAGGGACTGATAGGTTGTATGCGAGCAGTTTCTCGGATGGGCAACAGATCTGGTTCACCGTATACCGATGCACTTGAGCTAAACATGATTACCGGTTTCTTTTTGAAATCTTTGACCCAGTTCAACAAGCGTACAGTTTTTGCAATATTATTATTGTAGTATTCGCCAGGATCATCCATACTGGGACCAACAAGGCTAGTACCAGCACAATGTACAACAACATCGGGATTGAAGTCGTAAATGGCAGCTAGACTGGCATCATCAGCAAAATCGCCGATGTGATATCCGTCAATGTCTTTCAAGGTATGTAGACGCAGTACACGATCAATGATCAATACTGTGTTGCCCTGTTGCTTGAATGCTCGTGCCACGTGGCTACCAATATAGCCACACCCGCCTGTTACTATTATTCGTTTCATGTGTAATTTTTTTCTTTCAGGAACGGGAGAATTATTTCTTGGGTGAATTTTTTATTTTGTTCGTTATTGGGATGATACTGGTCTGGTCCAACATAAGGTATACCAGATCGGTTGGCCCATTCGTACTGGCCGTCGATTGGTAAAAACTGCGTAAAATCAACTTGCCCGTACAAATTTTTAATATCATCGTGATTTCTAAATCTAGCGGGCAACACGTAAGAATTAAAGGTTGTCATAAAGTAGCGTATATTGTGTAATTTTAAAAACCATTGTACACGTAGTATATGCTCTAATGTGTAAATCATCGAGCCCACTTCGTGGTGAAAATTACCATAATACATTTTGCTGATGTCCGAAGACCAGTGGTGATTTAATAGAATCCAACAGTTGTTTGTGCCCGGTCCCAACGATGATGGATTTTCTTTCCACCCGTCTCGTTTTATCACTTTGACATCTGGATTGTAAAAGTCATGACGATCACTGCCGCTCCACATTACTCCCACTAGGATATCTTCGGCTTTGGTGGTCTTCAACAATTCACTTACACGATAAATGATTTTTCTGCTGATGAGACCGTTACCTGAACTCAGCAGTCCGGTGTTTATTACATCGGCATTTAACTCTCGGGCCAAGTGATATGGCCACTTGGTTTCCCCGTCGGTAAAACTACATCCGCCAGCGACCACAATCATTCGGGGGAACCTCCCGTACAACTGCCGCCATCAAACCACAGGCTTTGTGCCTGCCGTTGGTATTCGGCAAGTTCGTAGGCATCTCTTGCTTTTTGATAGGCCTCTTCACTTAATCCGTGCCAGCCGCAACAGTCTCCGGTTGGGCTACGACCGCATCCGCACGAACCAATTTTATCATTGACTTTAATCTGCATTTTCATCTCCGGCACAATTTTTTACAAATTTAACAACAGCATAACCAAAAATAAAAATTGTAACAAACACAATTAGTCCGCAAATCATTTTACTTGAACCTTTAATCCGCGCCATTGATCAATGTTGGCAGTTCCCCAGCCGTGTTTTTTACTCCACTCGGCACGATGTGGCCAAGGCCAAGCGTTGCTCATTACTTCGTATTCGCCTTCGTGAACTGGATCCAAATCAAATGGAAACCACTCAGTTTTTAATGCTTCGATATCTTCGGTAGTAAAGGTTGTCATTGGCGATGTTTCTCACGGTTAGCACGACCTTGTTTGGTATTGGGGTCGTAATCGATCCAGCTGAACTCTGTACCATTACACGCAGGACAGTGATCATCACCTTCTGCGTCGGTTGTGCGATCTTCGCTCATACCAGTCCAGCCACAGGTTTTATTGTCGCACACAATATTTGGCGGCTCTGGCGGTTGGTTGTTCCAGTTGCTGGTATCCCAGTTGTAACCAGACCAAGTGTCAACACCGTTAATTATATTGGCTTTGCCGTAGTTGAACTCTACAAAATTTTCACCGTCCCAATACAAGCAACCGTATGTTGTACCAAAATTTGACCATACAGCATTGTACCAACCCACGTGTACCGGTTTGATTTTTTTAAATTTAAAGTCAACTGACTTTTCCCAATCGCTTGGCACAGGACCTGACTCAGGTGTGTCCCAGTTATCTTCGGGGTCGTATGCTTCTTCGTCTCCACCCAACAACCATTTGTTTTCGCCCCATTTGCCTGTGGTGCTCAAGTCGTTGTTGTCAATGGATTCTCCATCATATTCCATTCCATTGCAAATGAGCCAACCGTCGGCATTGGCATAATTTAATTTTAATTTCTTGGGATCAAATGGTTCATTAAGATTAATTTCTCCGCCATAGCAAAGACCTTTTTCACCTTGGGCTCCCCAAAATGCCACTTCGCCGTCGGCAATTTGATCAACGTAAAATTCTTCCCATTCATTGACTTCAACACCAGCGTCTTCTAATGCACCAATGGTCAGCACACATTCCCAAACCAGTTCGTTGTTCTCATCGTATATCTGGATAGTATTACCGTCATCCATTGTGGCTCCACTGGCATGAATATAGTCGTCACACTCGTATGGACTTCCGGGAGGGAATGGTTGCAGGTCTTCTGGAACTTCTAATTCGTTATCCCAGTTGCTGGCATATTCGTCCAAATCAATATTGTTTTCTTTAAAATAGTTGTAGACTTTGCGATCAACTCGACCGCAATAAACTTCTCCGCCGTATGCACCCAATTCAACACGATAGGTACGTGGTGTGAATTTGAGAACAGCGATCAGTTGTTCTGCTGTAATTTCTCTAGTTTTTGTTTGGTGTCCCATAGTTCGCCTCTTAATCGTGTTTCTAAAAATCTATAATGTTGTACTTCCGACAGTAATGATTGATTTAAATTTTTTTGATACTCAAATTCTGCACGTTCATCATCTGACAACTCAACCTGATTGATTATTTCCTTGGGTGCAGAAGTACGGCCGGCCAAAAAGCTAACAAATCCAACAACGCTATAAAGTATGATGTCCATTTTAGTATTTGCTTTCGTGTGTATGTTTACGATAGTCAGTACTCATACGTAACCATTGCTCGCCCGATCCTTCTAAGATGTCACAGATACGATCTACAGTACCGTTGGTCCAATCCGATATACGTCCCTGCAATGGATGCGGATCGTTTAGCAGAGTTCGTAATTTTTCAATGGCATCATCTAACGACCAAGGAACGTATAACCTTGTTGCGTCATTTGCAAAAGTTTCAGGGAAGCTACGATAAGCAGGATATAAAACATTCGATCCAAGCGTATCAGCTTCTGATACTGTGTTACTGACCCAGTCTTGTAAAGCGCAATTAAACAATACCCTAGTATCATTAAGCAAAGCATAGTAATCATTTTTTTCTAAATCCTCGTATACAGTCAGCAAACCACGTGCCTGTAGGTCACGTGTACGAGCCATATAGCTGTCGTTGTTGCTTTTTAGTTTGGCACCGCTAAAAATAGCAAACTCAACCCGCTGTTCGGGAGTGGACTTGCTCATTTCACTGCGTCGATTCCACTCTTCGATAAGATCCATAAAGAAGTCGGGTTGTTTTTCTTGATCCCAACGTGCGGCAAATCCCACACGCAGGGTTCTTTCTTTGAATGGCTTTAGTGGACCTGGTACTCTTGCACGGACTTCATCTTTGCCGAACGCCAGTCCGGAGATGTTGTATATCGGGGCTTCCCAGCCAGCTATTTTCATGTGCATAGCCATTTCTTCATTTGATGCTAAAACAATATCAGCGAAACTATCCACCATTTTTTCATAAAGTCCCATCCACTTCTGCATACCCCAGACGTGAACAAAATCATCGGGGTCAATACTTTGTGCAAGACAGCGAACAGCAATACGGGGACGGTGAGCAGGATCGATTTGATCCATAATGTAAGGCAAGCTCTCAATACCGGGCTGGAACATATCTTCAAAGTAGATGACATCTTCATTGGTAACTTCTCCTTGTTTCATTTTACGAACCAAGTTCATCAGCTGGCTCATACCAAAGTAAGTACGGCCGTGTGCATCTAGCACTTGTCCGGTAACAATAGCTTGATCGTTGCTGAGTGTTTCACCTGGTACTATTTCATAGTTGATACCGCGACGTTCAAACACAGCACGATTCCACTCTTGTAGTTGCAGAGTGTAGCGGGCTTTGTAGGGCTCCAAGCCCATATACCATAATTTTCTCATTGTTGTACCTTGTCTAAGCTGTGAAAACTTTGGAACGGAATTTTGTATACCGAATAATGTAGTGCTTCGTTTATGGTATCAAAATATTTTACTGATGTCTGTCCAGTATTTTCGTAGTATTTTAATTTATACATTTTTTTTGCGTTTTTTTCTAAACTCGTCCACATCGGCAACTGCTTGGTTCAAGGCTGATGCATAATTGTGAGCCTGTTGACGGGTCATAATAATACTGGCTTCGTATTCCACGTAGCCACGAGTCAACAACCGCCAAAGATGCGACCAGCGTGTTTGACTCCACCAATTGGTTTTTTGCTTGGTATAGGTGGTAACAGTGACACCAGCAGCATCACTTTCTACCCATACATTATGTTCGCAATCAGACCCACAACAAGAACACGGTACGTTATAGCTCTTGGCATCGCCCCATTCGCCTTGTTTTAAAATGCCCTCAGCAGGCGCCTGTGGTGCTAATTTCATTGATTATGTCTCGGTTTCCAATTGGTATCACGTGGTTTGAAGTCTTTACGATCACGCTTAGGAGTACGCCATTGGTCCCAAGGTTCGCGACCACGCAACATCTTCATATACTCACCATATGGTGTACGCTCGTTGTAAAGATTGCGTTCATCAAATGGATATCCGTAGTTACGACAAAACTCATGATAGTTTTCTAGATCTTCAAAGATTGTGGTCACTTCGGGTTTGAAACGAAGATACTTATTGAGCCATTCTGGTTTGGCCATTTTACTACTCCTTAAATAACAATTGATTGACTTGGACGGGTGAGGTTATAAGCAATTGAGCATCCGTTCTCACCGTCCTCGGACACTTCAATTGTAACACAACGATTGGGATAACGTGCAGCAATTTGGACATACAAGTCATCCGCAATCATTTCGCAACTCTTGTAATTGAGTTCTAAAACTCGATTTTCATTATGGGGACCGGTCCCACTGTATAGGTTCTCGAGCCAGCGTTTGAACTGGATGAACTCGATGTCCCGGTCGTTATGGAACACATCGATTGACACCCGGAAATGAAACATATGGCGATGAGGACTGGCCAAAAACGATACATCATATTCATCTCCTGTTGCTAATTGTGGGTCTGTGGCTGCGGCCGGGTAGCAATGTACACCTTCCCGTTCAAAGGTGACCCAAATTTGTCGCTTGGCAGCGTCTTTGATTCGTTCTACAGTTGCTCTTTGTTCTTGATTCATACTAGGCCTTGCTTGGTTGTAAAAAGGTTAAAATATAATCGGCCCAGACTTGGTGTCCGTTGCCGTTGGGGTGTTTGCTGGATCGTTTATTGTTCATTGCACTGGAATCTAACCACTCATTGACTCGAGTGGCCTTTTCAATTAAAGGTAATGCCCACGAGTTGTATGCTGTCTTAGACTTCACTGCTATTTCTCTATGTACGTTTTCGTTAATACTATCAAAAATCCAACCAGTTACCAAATTGGTTCTAACAGGATCTGCCAATCCCTGTGCCTGGGCCAAACACTCAATCCAGTTGCGTTCCAACAACACAGCACGATTCTGCAATCTATCAACAATACCGTTGTGCCATACAAAATTGTTGCCAACAACCACAGTATATCTTGAATCCATCTTGGCGATACTATTGCAAATCGTGTCGCACCAGACCTGTTCTAGATCACTCAACAACGATTGATAAAACTCCGGTGTTTCTTCCAGTTCATCAAATCTAGACCGAGCAGAAAATTTATAATGTGCAGCCTGGTCAATATCTCTGCCATTTTCTGTTAGTGTTATTATAACATAAATTTTCTTATAATCGCAACAGTCTAATTGCTCAACTATGCGATCTAAATGACTCAAAACATACGAGTTTGACCACGCACAGCACCCAATGTTCAACCAGTCAGCTGAGAGTTTTTGAGCAATCAATCCACCATAAATCATTGAATGGCGCAACTGCGGTGGGATACCGTCTCCGTAGGTCCAGCTGTCGCCCATGGTAATTACTATGGCATCGTTGTCGTTGATTTTGGAATAATATTCGGTATTTGGATTGGGTCCTACTCCAAAAGCCTCTTGTCTCCAATTGACTAATGTTTCAGACCAGTTGCGGATTTTCATACCAGTTTGGTTAATAGATCAGGAAAGGTTGTAGTAAAATTTAAATTTCGTCTTTGGTCAATAGCAGTCAACGATTGTACAACATTGCCACTGTTACGGTCAAATGGTTTGGCAAGAAACTCTCTGCAGTTTTGCAAACTGGTAGCAAATGTTGTTGGTGCTTGATAACTATTTAGATAGTCTCGAGTGCTCTGTAGATATTTTTCATTCAAATTTCTAGCGTCCAAGTATTTGGGATCAGTCAAGTAGTGTACAGCCACACGATTTTCGTCCATACCCAAATTGATCAGATATTGGCCAGTTTCAATGATGGTGGTGGCGTTTAACAAAAAATAATTCATTGTTATACCAATTTGATTGCTGGGCCATTCTGCTATCAATTGTTTTATGTTGGCTTCAAGTTCAGTCCATACGCCGGGATAGCGTATGTATTCAAATGCTGAGCCAGTGGCTTCCACACTGACTTCCCACTGTACATTTTTAAATTTCTTTATTTTGCTGTAGATACCTGTTTGTAGATTTGACAGGTTTGTGGTTATGCGCACCAAGCAGTCGGGATTGACTGTGTACAGTCGGTCCAATAGTTCGCCGTTTTCTTTGATTATCAAAGGTTCGCCACCGGCCAAGTATACTTCTTTGAGTCCGGCCAGTTTATCGTAGGTGTAATCTTTTAATTGATCAAATGCAGTACGGTCAGCATTGACACGTTGTCCCATTTCACTGGCCCATAGGCTACTGAAGTACGGTCCGCAATAAACACAAGCATAGTTACAGGTATTTGACCAACGTAGATCTAACTGTGTTAGCGTATGCGGACCTGTATAATCAATCGCAACGTCTTGGTGCAGTTTGAGTTGATATGCTCGGTTACTGAACTCGGGGTCAACTGTTTCGCGTTGCTGGCACAATCTGCAACTGCTGGGCCATATGCCTGCTGTCAGTTCACGTCTTATTGTTTGATTGCGATTGTTGTTTAATATTTCAGCCACCGGCGATGTTTTTAAATTGCCAAGAGTTTCTTGACTCATTGCACAATTTCTAACAGATCCGTCGGGGTTGACAGCAATACCAGTCCACGGAAGCGGACACTCAATCATCTGATTATTTCGTCTTGTGTGTATTTGGACCAGTCAGTAAACTTGGTACGATCACGCAATTCGTGCAAGCTGTGACACCATACTCCAGGATTGGATTTTGCAAAATCTTTGTCATCAATTTTGATAGTGGCATTATATCCCAACAGTTGCACATAAGGCAATTTAACACTAATCATTGGAATAAAGTTGTTGTATTCTACTAGACCGCTTTCGGTTAAACCTTCGGCACAGCTGCTGTCTAAATCCAGTGTACACAAAATTCCTCTTTCTAGGCAATCACTGATCATTGATTCCCATTCGCGCCAGTTGTCGGCGTCATCGGTGTCTAAATTTGGAAAACTTTGATTGGCACCAAAGTAGATATGTTCGCAATCGCTATTGTCGACTATTTGTAACACAATTTGTGGATCCTGTAGACCCACTACAAATAGTGTACGCAATCCAAATGCCGGAGTGTGTTCTACTTCTTTTCCAATAAAGAAATTGACTTGATCGTGTCCTGCTCTATTCATTATGCTTGCTCGTGTTGTGTTTTTAATTTGACAATTTCGTCTTTTAAATGCAGTCTCTGCTTTTTTAACACTTCCAAAGTGGCATCTTCAAATACCCCGGTACTTTCCATACCATCAATACGTTTGTCTAGTACTGCGTGGTCGTGTTCTAAATGTCGTAAACGATTTTCCCAATGTTCCATTTATTCTCCCAAATGTTCAAGTTTAGATTCGTCAAATTCTTCTTCTGGTGCTTCTTCTACAGTTTCTCCACCTTCGACGTCAAACAGCTGATCAAACATAGCATTGCCGTTAAACGCTTTTTTACCTTTGAAACCGCGGGTACCAATAATCTCGGTCCAGTAGCCCAATGGCCCACCGTACATTTCAATAATTTCCATAGCGGTCTCTTTGTCGGGTGCAGCAAAAATAGCTTCTACAATGTCTTCAAAGTATTCACCACGTGGACCACTACAGCGCATCATTGCCGGATGTTCACCGGCGTCAAAGCGTCGATTGGCTTCTTGTACCGCAGTCAAGTGCATCCATACATTGTGTCCCATCAACAATGCGTAACTGAAACTATCCCAACTTGTTTTGCCTTCTTTGCCGTTCTTGTTGACATCACCTGGCTTGTAGTAGCAAATATCTTTCATCTTGAGCATATCTGAGATAGGGCTATTTTCCCAACGTGGATAGATACCATCCGCTACTACACCATCTGACCATTTGCGTGTGTCTGTGGCATATTTCTTATCATCTGCACTAGGTGCCATACGATACGACCATTTGCCATTGTCAGGGAAAACATTTTCAAAGTAGACCTGTCCATTGGCCGTGGCCAAGAATGGACTAGCACAGTCAAACGATATAGTAAATGCAGGATTAACATACTTGCGTACATTACGTTGAATAACAGTTAATAATACTGCCCACTCCAATTTGCTGGTACCCAAGAAGTGCATCCAATCGTGAACACCTTCTTGTAGTAAATTATCATAACGTAGTGTAACCAATCGTCTAAGGATCAAGTGTACATCACACATATTCTGTCCACCCATAGCCCACCCATTAAAGTGTGTGTCGGGATATTTGACTGGATCACAATACTCTTTCATAATTTCATACCAACGATCAGCATCAGGATGATTGGCGCCTTGTAAAACATTAAGCACTTTCATACCACCGTTACGAACACCCTTGCGATGTTTCATATAAAACTCGTTGTTGAATCGGGTAGCATCAACAGCTTCTTCTAGTGTACGAATTCCACATTTGGCTGATGCATTTTTATCGTGGATGACCCAAGTTGGAATATCTAATGTCATACCATAGTCAGCAATGCCGTCCAGCCACTTGACCACAGCTTCACGCCGTGCTTGGGCCTTCGGGCACCCTGAGTTAGCCTTCCAATCGCCTTCCCATAGTCCTTTGGCAATCTGGAATCCTCCAGAGTCGCCTAGCACTAGTGTGTTGGGATCACGATTACGGACCATATCCTCGCTCCAATCTTGCTTGGTAAGGTCCAGGTTGGCATGGCCGCCGGAGTAAAGCGACCACTTATATGGGAACAAGGCCTTCTGATCATTCAACCAGTTCAGCTGTTCCATATCTGTTAGGCCCTGTGGAAAACGCACAGGGTCTACATAAGGACCATTGACAGGATCACGTTGCTTGCCTATGAAGGTAGCGTAGAAACCCGAGATAGCTGGAAGAAACACAGCATAGTCATTTTGTTTTGCAGTTAAGTTGTCTTGCATACAGTTATTTTACACTATCTATAAGGTCAAAGTCACGTTTGTATCGCTCAATTATTTTATTCTTTAACTCAGGTTTTTTTTCTAGTCTGTTTTTCATAAATTGTATAATTTGCTTTTGATCGTAGTTATCTTCTGATACATTGGCATCCACGTCCGCAACCGTCAATGACTGCCCGGTGTATGCCGAAATATCGTCAACAATGGTTTTTTGATTCAATACAAAATACTTTACCTGGCACGTGGCCGGCAACTGTGAAATATATTGCCATTGTGGTGTAGTATGATCGTCAAATACCAAATTATCAAAAATGAGATTTTCTGTCAACCAGTTATAATCTGCAACAAAATGATCACTTCCGTATCCGTTGCTACAAATCCAACTTGACACGTAGGTGGCAAATCCAGATACCCAACGTTCTACAGGATCTCTCAATACAACTATGGCTTCGGTAACTGGTGCATATTCATTGAAAACAAAGTGTCGCCACCCGTTACTAAACAGTATGTTACTGAGATAAGTACTGGCGTTCTTTGGAATATTTAGATAAAATACATTCGAGGGCGAAAGAAATCCGCCCTTGGGTCGATACCCTCTTGATCTAAGATACTCCAACTCCATATTACTTGGTTTGTGCTGGTAACATATAGTGATAAACTGCTAGACCAGAGTCCACAGTGATTTCAGCAACACCGTCATCTGAAATCTTGAATTCTTTGTCGCCTGGCAAGCTGAGAATACTGTTGACAACCGATACGGGCCAATTCAACTGTTTGGTCAATGTGCCTGATGTAGTGGCAAATGTAAACGATCCTGCGTGACTGGCGTGATCACCAAAGAAAAACTTCAATTCGCCATTTTCTGTCTTACTGGAGAATGTGGTAGCATCTGAGTGTGCCATTGCTTGAAACTTGAGTTTCTGAATACTGGCCGCAGTTGGCGTAATCTCTACACCCCATTTGACTGGTTTCATTTTGACATTTTTGAGTTGATCATTGATCACCGCAGTACTCATAAAGCGATAGTCGTTTTTAAAGTCGCCTAACTTGTTTTCAAAGTGAACACCGCTGGGTTCGTTGTTTTGTGTATTGATAGTGATCTTGGCATCAGCTTTGTATTCTGGAATGTTAAGAATAGTATTCAAACGATCCAAATTTGGCATACCAAATACGCCAACAAATTCAGCAATTGGTGCTTTGAATTCTGCGTTCAACACTACCGTTTTGGTAGCTTGGTCAAATGCATTAATCACAGTGGTTTGGTCTGTGCCAGTTACCTTGAGCATATTGATAACGCCTAGGCCATATGTGTGTTGTACAATATCTTTTAAATGATCAAACATAGTTTATTCTCCGTTAATAGTAGTAGTATATAGATGTATTTAGAAAAAGTCAATACGTTATTCTCTGCAATTCGCCCATGACAGGGTGAGCCTTGTTGCTGGACAGTTTTCCAGGTTTTCGAATTTCAAGCCAACTAAAAGAAACACCAGATGTTTCGTTGTCTCGGCTAAACACTATTTCATAGCCCAAACTTTCGCACAAGGGTATCAACATTGATTTTGGAATGTAACTCATAAAGAAGTTTTCAGCATACCCAGCTGATTGTGCCACATCACCGTTGTTGTAGCTGAACATAAACACACCGCCTGGGCGCAACAACTCTTTGACTGCTTTCAAATATTCTTTTACAGTATCTAGGCTGCGATAGTTTAAAAAATTCCAACAAAATACAAGACTCATTTGTCCTTGTGGCAACATACTCATATTGTAATCTTTTTCTTTTAACAAATAGGTACGAATACGTTTTTGGTATGTTGGATTAAAATTTTCAAGAGTGGAGTCAATAAATTCTCTGTAGTAGTCTACAATGTACAAAGGATCGCTGGTGGTCAGCTCTTTGGTCCAATCACCATCACGACAGCCAATTTCTAACGCTGGATATTGCCAGCTTGAATATAGTGCAATACGTCCTTTGATTTCTTCTCGCAAGTTTGAATCAACTTCTAGTACCCTGACTCTACGAATGATATTAACAGCTTCTGATTCAACACGCAATTCTAGATCGTAATTGCCGCTGAAGAATTTGGCACTGGCAGCAGCAATCTGATTGTTGATGTTGTCGATCAGTATTTTATACAAACTTTGATTGTGTGCCAATTGCAAATGTACTGTTTTAATATCGTCAGACAGTTTTCCGATTTGTGTTCGGAAATCGTCGTCAGGAGTTTCATTTTTAACTGCCAACAAATGATGATTGGCCAAATCTACTTCGTGGGCAATTGAATCTGTGCTGTAAACAGTTTCCAATCGTGTTCGAAGTCGTACTAGTTCGCTAAGTTTCATTGTTTACTCGAATGAAAATAAATCATCAAATGTGGTCTTGATATCGGTATTCTCGGCAATTTTCCAATCCAATACACCCAACAAGTTTTCTACCTTTTGGTCCACAATGGTTGATTCCATTGTTGAATCATCAAACGGCAACTCTTTAAACCACTGCGGAATGTGTGTTTCATCTGTGGGATATCCTACACTGGTTAACCCCAGTGGATTGTCTTTGAGTTTACACACAATAGTTTTCATACCGTCCACGATACTGGTGCTGTAGTTGTCGCCGTGCATCTTTTTCAGTCTATTCCAGTTCATCGCAGCACGAACGTGTCCAGGCATATTGGCTTTGCCTAAACGTTCTTCTTCAGCAGTATACTTGGTCAAGTTGTTGACACGCTTGGGAGTACCTTTTTCCCAGGCTGGCCTACCGGCAAACAAGATTTTGAAATCACGTACCTTGTCGATCACAGTTTGGCGAACATCGCCAGCACCGGTCAACACAATCATCAAGATTTCACTCAAGAAATCTTGTACAACCTTGGGAGTGTCTGATCGCTTAAGATCCAGACCCATGGCTTTGACTTTGCCGGCTTTGCCGTGGGTATCCAGGCGCACACCTTCCATATCAAATATCAAAATGCCATAACGTTTCTTTTTAATAAACAGGCCCTTGCTGGCAATAAGTTCTCGACCACCTCGAATAATTGCACCCATTTCTCTAGGGCAATGGCAAGCACGTTCCATAAATGCCGGGAACGATTCATTTACTGATTCAGCAATGGTATCATATAACTGTACACAAATCTCTCGATTCCATTCCATACGTCCCGATTCTACTTCCTCTTTGATTTGCGGCCAGGCTGAGAAATAGACCGAGTCTGTGTCCCCGTAAATGATTGCCGCGCCCACGTGGTTGTATTCACCCGTGATAGCTTCGTTAACGTGCGAGTCCATGTGTTTGGCAATAATACGGCCCGTAAGTGTCGTACTTTGGCCAATCCTTTGGTCAAAGAAGCGGCAACCCGGATTGAGGATCGCACCGTAGAGCGAGTTGAGGTTAATTTTTTTAACAAGTTGCCTTTTGTCCCAGAACGCTTCATCTTCCTTAGATGTTGCGGTTTTCTTTTTAGCTTGCATTTCTTTACGTTCAGCATACCATCTCTCCAACAGTCCGGGAATAATACCCTTGGTGTCATATTTAAATATTGTGCCATTGGCACTGAATGTCCACGGCTGATTGCTGTCAAATATCAAGCGCCAAACATCTTTGGCACTCATTACATCACTAGATCCGTCTTGCCAATCTATAGTAATCTCAGTACCGGGTTCGCCATTCATCACTGCTTGATATTCTAAGGTACCAAACATATTTTCCCAGGCATCAGCAAAACTGCTGCCCGCGGCAATTTTTTCTCTAATGTAATGATCAGTTATTGTTGGCCGGAGTTGCCCAACGACTGTTTCTGGACCCATGTTGAGGGCTCTAATAGCCGAGGGATAGAGCGAATTGATGTCGATTGCACCGATGTATTCGTGCATACCCCTTTTGGGATAAGCAACATAGGCACCTGCGGCTTGTGTTTCTCCTTGGTCATCTCTAGATCTCCTATTAGGTACAACCAACCCACGACTGTGAGCTTCGTTGATAATTGCCTGCTCAGTAACTGCCACGGCACCCATTGTGGTTGCCAACAACACAGTATTATCGTGAGCCAATTCGTTGGCCAGATCTAAGAAACGCAATTTCTTATCTAATCTAGACAACAGCATAGTATCTTGTCTATTGTATTCAATAAACTTGGTAAAGTCTTTGTTGTACAATTGATCTAGTGTGCCTTCGTATTGCGTTTTACTTTCGCCAAGTTCATATTCTGCAATAGCATCCAAACTGTAGCTGTGACGTTCTTCATAGGTATATTTTCTATACAACTGCATATAGTCCATATGCACACGACCTATCAAGTCAAAGGTCAAGTTCTCTGCACCAAAGCGTTCAAAGGTACGTTGCTTGGGATATTGGCCCCACAGGCACAGTCTACGTGTGTCATCTTTGCTGAGCACACGATTGATACGCATAGTGGTATAGGGAATATCGAAGCCTTCACTGTTCCAGCCCGACAAGATATCGGCATCTTGAATTAGATCAAGGAATGTGTTCAACATGTCCTCTTCACGTTCGAACAGGAAGCAGTTGTCAAAGCCTTTGCAAATTTCTTCGGCTGTGGCCCACGAGTAACTCTTGGGTGGAACCACCAAGGTGACCAGTTTATCCATCCAGTCTAGGTAAACTGAAATAGCAGTGATAGCGTTGAATGGATCTTCAGGTTTGGAATAGCCACGATCAGGGTCAAAATCGACCTCAATATCGAAAAAGGCTGTTTGAAGTCGGGGCGAATTCATCCCAAGATAATTTTCTTCCAAGCAACGGAAGATGGGATTGATATCCGATTCCCATAGGCGTTTGTTACTGTTGACTCGGAGTTCTTTGTGAAATTCTTTACTGTTTCTAGTAGTAAAGCGATTAACTGGAGTATCAAAGATAGTGCGGAACTTGCCACGTGGATCGTCATAATAAAACACGTAGTTGGCAGGATATTCTTTGTATACCCGCTCACCGTTGACTCGTTCTACAACGTGAATACGATCTTTGTCGCGATCAAACAATGCGTCAATATATGACATTTACTCTCCAGTGTGTAACTTTGAGCTTACACTCGCTCTTCATGCCCGTCAAGTGGGCGAATCTTATTATACTACTGAAACAACATTCTTGCAAGACCTATGCTGTCGATGGTGATCAAAAAAACATAGTTAGCAAGTAAACCAAAACTGCCGCGAGTCCAACAGGTCCAAGCAGCAGCACAGCATCCACTGATAAAAATTGTATACAGCGGAACTACAGGAACAGTAGGCACAGTGGCCGCAAATATCACAGCACTGACAACACTACAGGCCCAACTAAAGACTTCTGCACAAAAACGTAAAGGATATTCCCGGAAGTCGCGACGGATATATTCCAATGTGCCTTGAAACAATTCAATCAAAGGGTTTTACCTACTGTTTCTAAAATAGTATTTAGATCTTCGTGATCTTGATTGGTTTCGCCTAGCTTGCTTTTTTGTGCAATCTTGATAGCCTTTTTCAAGATAGCTGGTTTAATTTCCATTTCTTCAGCAATGGCTTTGACAGTATCGCTTAAACCTGCATTAAGGTCTTCGATTTCTTGCAGTACTGCCATACCTTCGTTGATGATTTGGGTCAATTTGGCTTTTTGCTCGGCGCTAAACATACGTGATGACATTTGAATCTCCTTGGTAATTGAACAATTATACAGTATTTACTTGCAGAACGCAAGAGCAGTTTAGAATTTGTGCTCACTTTAGAATACCATTCCGGGGCACGACTCCCATAATATTCTCGCCAGCAGCCGGCGACACCTATAGTAACGATAACGTCCTAAGGTAGGTGTTTGGTTATTTCTTTTTGCCGCCCTTCATATTGGCACACCAGTGATACATTCGGGCACGTTCGCCTGATGCATTTTTGGCTTTGCGACGTAGATCAGTTACACTTCCTTTACAACTGGCACCAGCACGTTTGACACGACCTGGACGACTTTTGCCTTTGACTCGGCCATCAGCAAAGTTTTCTTTTACAGATTTTTTGTAAGTAGTGGCATTGGGATCTGGCCTATGTCCGTTGATATCAACACGCACAGCCGGCTCAATTGGTTTTGCTGGTATTTGTTTTTCTGGTTTGATTGTGTTAGCTGGAGGAACAGCACCGCGACCAGACACCGGGTCAATTGTTTCTGATAAAAAAGTGTCGGCCAACTGTTTGCACAATTCTCGTAATTTTGGATTTTCAGTCTCTATACTTGCGTCTTGATCCTGTGTAGGGTCTTTGTATCCGCAATATACGTGTTCAATACCGTATTCAGCAATCAGGTCCTCACAACTTTCACCTGAACGTTCGTCCATTGGTCGATTACAAGGACTCAGGGTAGTTACTACGATACATTCTGGCGAGACATCAGCACAGCGTTCTAAGGCAGCACGTTCAGCATGTACTCTAGTGCCATCTTCAGCTTCGTAGTTGACACCGTATATACATTGACCATCGGGAAATACCACACAAGCACCCACCATACCATAAAAATCTGCATCACTCTCTTGGCCATCAAGAACCAACTCGCAACATTTGGCAAGTATCTCATCCAGTTCTTCTTGGGGGTTATTAGACGGGGCTGTAAGGATTTCGTTTATAATCACTGTCGTCGCCCTCTTGTTGTTCTGGATACACTGGGTAATCGTTTGGGTTCATTTTACACCAAAGTATTCAGGATTGTGTTCAGCAAAGTCACGCATAGCAATGCCAGCATTGGCATTGGCTTCATTTTCTTGATCAGTGCCTGTTTCACCAGCGCCCGGGGGCAAATTGTCTTCTAGGTCTTGTTTGTGATGTGTTAGCTCGTGTGCCAGTGTACGCAAAATATCAACTGGATGACGTCCGCCTACAACCAATTTGATTGATTTGGATTCTGGATCATACATACCAAAAGTGGTGTCAATGGGTTCATTCAACAGTTCAATAGTAGGTAATTCAATGCCTAGTTGTTCGGCTACCCAAGGCGCATATTCGTTAACAAACTCATTTAGTTTGGGTTCAACACCTTCATTGGCCACACAGTTGTTGACTCTAATGCCGCCTTTGATCTTGGTACCTTCTTTGTGCTTGCCCTTCCAGCACTTGGCATCCAAGCGTTGTTTGATCTCATCTAGGGTTTCGTAGTCTTGCTCGCCATCGTCCTCGTGGTGACGTGCCATTGCACGTTTCATCTGTTGATCTCTGTAAGCACGTGCTTGACGTTCTCTGTGTAGTTCCTTGGACAACTCTTGTTTGAGTCGAGTACCTGCACCTGGACTGGTGGGATCAATGGGATTCAATGTAGACTCGGCAATCATCAACATTTGTTGTAATTGTTCTACACTTTCGCAATGCCATTTGCGTAAGGCTTTGTTGATACGGCTATTTGGATCGCGTTTGGTCTTGGCTCCTGTGCGAGATTTTTTCATACCCTTCATACGGGCACAGAAACTCTTGCGACGTTTGGCTGCCTTGGAGCCTTTCTTTAACTTGCTAGGTTTTGTTGTCACTGCTGTCTGCAGTTTTGAACCAGGATGTTGTCTACGATAGCTTTTGACGCCTTTGCGATTCAAGCCGCCGTTTTTGTTTTTACCAGACTTTTTCTGCCAGGCTGCCGTTTCAGTTACAATTTCTACAATTTTCATTTTGATGTGGCACGTAACATCCAGGCGTGTTTACGGAAAGCATCCATACGTTCTGCCAGGAAGTTTGAGAAACCGTGCTCGCCCTCCGCTTCTGCAATATCATATACTCGTTTTAGAATCAATACCATATTGTCAGCGTCTTGCAACAGTTCAGTAACCATTTGTTCGGCTGGCAATACTTCTGTTTCTTCAGGTATCTGACTCAACACACTGAAACGACTGTTTGATGCAGGAGCATAAGCACCCAGGGTGCGAATCTTTTCTGCAAACTCGTCTACAGTTTCGTATACTTCTACATAGATACGCTCAAACAATGCGTGTAGTTCTTGAAAGTGAATCCCTTCCACGTTCCAATGAAAGAACGCAGCCTTTAAATAAAAATTAAATTGGCTAGCAAATGCAATCTTAGCGGCTCGTTGTAAATGTTCCATTATCTGTTACTCTCTAATGTACGTTGCAGTTGACGCATATATGCGCTGACATCGCTCGATCCAATTTCTTCCACGTCACCGTGAAAATCAGCCACTTCTCGCATTGCATCCATAACTTGGTCTAGACCATAAGTCCTGATTAAAAAATGTCCGGCTTCAGTGCCAATCACACGACGTGTCAGTGCCGAATACACAGCATCCTGATTGTCTGTGTACACATCCTTCATTCCGCCCTCCGCCACACCTTGCTGTCCTTGGACAGGGCTGTCTCTAAGTGCATCTCGATAAAACTCTTTGAAATCTTGTGCCAATTCTCTTGCTGACCACGCCCAAGTTTGACTGTCCCAATCGTCTGTCATCTCAGCTTCAAGTTTAGTACCCGGGTCTCGACCACGACTAAACCCTATACGAACAGTATGTTCAATTTGTTTATTAACCAACTTTGCAAATAGTTTGCCATTGGGATTTGGATTAATTGTTACTTTATATCCGTGTTTTTCAGCAAACTGTATCGTTGGCTGTAAGAACTGGATTTTAGGATCAACAACGCCTTCGCCTTCCGCCACACCTTG